CCCCGATGAAGACCAAGAAGTTCCTGCTCGCCACTTCCGGCGCCACCGTCGATGGCCGCAACATCGATGCGAAGATGCTGCGGGAAATGGCCAGCAGCTTCGATCCGCAGACCTATGGCGCCCGGCTGAATATCGAACATATTCGCGGCGTCAGCGCGGATGGCCCCTTCAAGGCCTATGGCGATGTGCTGGAACTTTCCGTCGAAGATGTCGAAGTGAACTTCAACGGCCAGAAGGAAATCCGCACCGGCCTTTATGGCGTGTTCGACGTTTCGCCCGATGCCAAGAAGCTCAATGAGGCGAGCCAGAAGGTCTATCCCTCGATCGAGATCGAGCCCAACTTCGCGGGCAAGGGCTTCGCCTATCTCATGGGCTGCGCCCTGACAGACAGCCCCGCCTCCATCGGCACGGATCGCCTGACCTTCAACCGCCAGCTGCCCGGCACTATCCTGCTCACCGCTCAGGACTGCGGCATCGATGCCGCCTTGCTCGAGCTGGTGCCGGAAGGCCCGGCAGCCGATGCCGCCATGCAGGAAGTGAAAGGCTTCTTCGCCAAGCTGACCGAAAAGCTCTCCGGGATCGCACCCAAGCCGGAAGCCCAGCCCAAGCCCGCTGAACCCGATCAGGTCGATTTTGCCAAATTCACCAGTGAACTGGGCGAAACGCTGGACAAGGCTTTCACCAAACAGGCCGAGATCAATTCCGCCCAGATCACTGCGCTGGCCACCAAGGTAGATGCCCTGGCCAAGTCGATCGAGGACACGCCCGATCCCAGTTTCGCGCGGCGCCCGCCTGCAACCGGCGCAAATGGCGGCCAGTCCCAAGGCTACACCGCCGCCGATATTTTCTGAGCCCCCGCACCCTCACCTGAACAAGCCGCGCCGATCAATCCGAAGGAACCATTTGAATGGCCCGCCAGCTCTACACGCCCCAGGACAATACCCGCCGCGCGGTCGAACGCCTGATGTCCCAAATCGCGCAGGTGAACGGCACCGGCAATGCCGGACAGCAATTCACCGTCAGCCCCACTGCCGAGCAGCGGCTTGAGGCCAAGATGCAGGAGGAAGTTAGCTTCCTGCAGCGGATCAATGTGTCTCCCGTGCGCCAGCAGAAGGGCAATCTGCTGGGCCTCGGCATCAACAGCCGCGTCGGCGGTCGCCGCTCCGCCGCCAACCTGCCGCGCCAGCCCCGCTACATCGGCGCGATGGATGGCCGCTCTTACGAGCTGGAAACCGAGCTGTTCGATACGATGATCCCCTGGAACATCCTCGACACCTGGGCGGAATTCCCGAATTTCGGAAAGCTCTATGCCGATGCCGTGGCCCGCGCCATCGGCCTCGATCGCATCTGCGTTGGCTGGCACGGCGTGGAAGCGGCGGACGATACCGATCTGGAAGAACATCCCAATCTGGAAGATTTCAACATCGGGTGGCTGCAGAAGCTCCGCCTCGAACGCCCGGATCACGTCATGGGCCGCGCCCTTTCCGGTGGCACTGCCACGGGCGCCGCGCAGCCGATCCACATCCATGCCGACGCCGCCTACAAGAACGTGGATGCCCTCGCGTATGATTTGATCGCGGGCATGCCCAGCTGGGCACGCACCAGCACGGAGCTGGTGGTGATCGTCGGCCAGGATCTGGTGGACGAGAAATATTTCCCCATGGTCAACCGCCCGCTTTCCACCACGATCGACGGCGGCAAGTCCACCAGTGACGAGGCCGTGCGCGATATCGTCGTCTCCGCCAAGCAGATCGGCGGGCGTCCGGCGGCCATCGTTCCCTTCTTCCCTGAAGGCACGATGGCGATCACGCCGCTCAAGAACCTGTCCATCTATTATCAGGCGGGCGGCCGCCGCCGCTTCATCCGCGAGGAGCCGGAAATGATGCGCGGCATGGTGGACTATCAGTCCAGCAACGAAGCCTATGTGATCGAAAGCACCGATCACATGGTCATGGCCGAAAACATCACTTTCACTGCCCCCTAAACCGGCGCGGGCCGCGCGCCCGCCGCCGCATTTCAGGAAATGCCCATGGTCAGTCCTTTCCGCCGCCACCAGCACCAGGTCCTCGCCTCGCTTGCCAGCGCCGCGACCATTATCGCGCCCGATCTTGCCCCGGACATGCCCGAGGAAGGCCCGGTGGCGGCCGAATATCGCAACCTGCTGGGCCAACTGCACGAGGATCTGCGCAAGCTGCACGAAATCCAGTCGACCGAGGCCAAGGCCCTCGAGAAGGAAAAGATGATCCTGGCCTATCTCGACTGGTGCCAGGGTGCCCTGTCGATCGAGGAAGGCCAGGCTGCCCCGCAGGACGAGATTGTCGTCACCTGCCTGATCTGGGCGATCGATATCCGCAACTGGCCACTGGCGCTTGAGCTGGCCGATCATGTGATCCGCCACAATCTCAAGCTGCCCGAGCGCTTCCACCGTTCGCCCCGCGCCTTGTTGTGGAGCGAGCTGGCGGACTTCGCCATCGCCAATCCCGGCGAGGTTCCGCACGACATCCTGCTGCGCGCTGCGCCGGGCGATGAACCGGCCAGCGACGTAAAGGATGAGACCGTCGCCCGCATGCACCGCGCCATTGGCGAAAGCTGGGCATTGCTGGCCGAGAATTTTGACGAAACGGCAGACAGCGCCCCCGCCGGCGGCAAGCCCGCCATGGTCGATGCCGCCCTCGCCTCGCTGCGCCGCGCGCGTCAGCTCGATGCGAAGGTCGGCGTCAAGAAACAGATCGAGCAGCTGGAGCGCGAGGAAAAGAAACTCGCCGCCGCTGCCGGACAGAATTGAAAGCTCGCGCTCCGGCGCCAGGGGGGCGGTGATGCGGAAGCGACGGGATACTCTCCCCCTGTCGCAGCCGCTGATCCCCACCCCCCTTTAGGACAAGGCCCATGCCCAGCGACCTCATCTCCACCCCGCCCGCACCGCTCTCGCCGCAAGGCAGCGAGATCGACGCCGGCGCCTGGTGGCCAAAGATCGATGTCAATGCGGCGCGCGATCAAGTGAATATCGGCGGTGCCATCCCGCATCCGCGCCTGGTCGAGGCCCTGCAGCAAGGGGCCATCTCGGCAATCGACGAGTTGCGCGAGTGGCAGGCCGCGCAACTGGCCGCAGGTCATTCCAAACTGGAGGAAGTTGCCCCCAATCCCAAGGTGGACGGCAAGACCCGGCTCGAGCTGCTGTTCATCTCCGCCGTCTGCTCCTTTGCCGCCGCGCGCCTGGCCGAACGCAATCCCGATCTCACCGCCACGCGCGAGGGGAGCGACCGCGCCGACCAGCGCCGCGCCATGGCCGACGATTTCCGCCGCGAGGCAACCCATGCGATCCGCCAGATCCTGGGCAAGCCACGCACCAATTCGGAGCTGATCTGATGGCCGCGCTCGAAACCATCCAGACGCGCGCCGGTGAGATGCTGGACGAACTGGTCTGGCGCCATCGCGGCCGCACCGCCGCGCTGGTGGAAAAGGCGCTCGAACTCAATCCCGGCCTTGCGGACCTCGGGCCAATCCTTCCGGCCGGGCTCACTATCACTCTGCCCGATGCCGAAAGCGCGCGTCCCTTGCGCGAAACCGTAAAGCTCTGGGGGTGACGATGAGCGATCCTTTCCGCGAAATGTCCGAGCCCGCCAAGCTTGTGGTCGACGGCCTTTCTTTCATGACCTTGCTGGGGGCGCTGGTGAACCTTCTTCCCTCGATCGCGGCCGTGCTGACCATCATCTGGACGGCGATCCGCATCTACGAAACCGACACTATCCGCCGCCTGACCGGGCGCGGTGAGGAGGAATGAGCGTGGATCCGCGCAAACCCATCTTCGATTCCGTCCGCGCCGCCGCGCCGGAGGGCCTGTTCAACGATCCCGGCAATGTCCTGGCGCTCGACAATCTGCTCGATGCCTTTGGCGTGGCGCGGCCCGATGGCGGCCGCCTCGTCAGCGCAGAGGGAATTGCACTCGTAAAGCGCTTCGAGGGCTGCAAGCTGACTGCCTATCCCGATCCCGGCACTGGCGGGCAGCCCTGGACGATCGGATGGGGTGCGACCACCATCAACGGTCGTCCAGTGCGCAAGGGCGAGACGATCAGCCAAGCGCAGGCCGACGCTCTGCTCGTCCATGGTCTCCGGCGCTACGCGGATCAGGTTTCTGAGGCGATTGGCAATGCGCCCACCAGCCAGCGGCAATTCGATGCCCTGGTCAGCTTCCACTACAATACCGGCAAGATCGCGGACGCCACTCTCACCAGGTTCCACAAGGCCGGCAATTTCGCGCTGGCGGCAGGTGAGTTCGGCCGCTGGGTCCATGCCGGTGGCAAGGTTATGGCTGGCCTGGTCCGTCGGCGAGCGGCCGAAGCGGCTCTTTACCGGAGCGGCTCATGAGCTGGCCCCCGCGCTTCGACATGGCGGCTGCCCGCGTAATCGCCGGCGGCGGTTCGTTTCTGCTCACTCTGATCGTGCTCGGCATCATGGTCTTCCAGCCCGCCCTGGCCGATAATGATCTGTTCAAATCTTTGGCCCAGGCCATCATCATTCAGGGGCTGATCGGCCTGGTGATGGCCTTCCTCTTCACCGGCAATCAGCATGGCAAGGGCGATGGGGGCGAGCGATGATCAGCTGGCTCGGCATGAAATTCCTTGGCCTCGCTCGCTTATATTGGCTGTTGATCCTGGCCGCCCTCATCGCGGCAGCAGTGCTGATCGCCAACACCTTCCTTTCGCAGACGATCAGCACCGCCAAATCAGCCGGCGCCAGCGAGCTGCAGGAAGCCAACCTTACCGAAACCATCAACCGAACGGAGCAAGGCAATGCCGCGCGTGATGAAATTCGCCATGATGGCGGGACTGCTCGCTATGACGAATGCCTGCGGACAGCCCGAACGCCCAAGAACTGCCAGCGATTTCTGCCTTAACGCCCGGCGCATCACGGCAGAGCCTGCCCCTGCGCCGGGCGTGGACGATCCCGGCAACACTTTCGACACGGACGAGACCTTCCTGCAAGTGCTGGAAAGCAATGCCGTGATCTCGCGCCTCTGCCCTTCCCCGACCCCTGCGCAACGATGAAAAAACCCGACAGCCTGCGGGCCAAACTGGTCACCATCTTCCCCGAGCTGGGCACCGATCCCCACCGCCTGCGCATGTGGATCGAAAAGGGCGCGGTCAAATGCCGCGCTTCCGATCCAACGCAGGGAGAGAACCTCAGTTATCGCCTGGATTATACCCTCACCGTTGTGGTGGAGGAATGGACCCGGCCCAGCCTGCTGATCTGGATCGTCCTGCTAGACTGGCTGCGTATCCACGAACCCGCTCTGCTCACCGCCGCCAATGCGCGCGGCCTGGAATTCGAGGCCGATCTGATCGCCCATGAAAAGGCCGATCTCAGCTTTGACCTGTCCCTCTCCGAAGCGGTGATCGCCACCAGGCGCCAAGATGGCGGCTTTGACATGCGCGTGCTGGAAGAACCAGACCCACTGATGCCGGACACCGTGCCGATGATCGCCGGCGGCCAGCGCCTCAATTCGATCTGGCTGGATGGCTCGCAGCTGGTTCCCGATCCCCTGGGCCAAGCCGCCTGATGGCCGGCGAGGAAGGCCTCGAGGCAATCGAGCCATTCATCGGCGAAGTGCTGCAGGCAATCGAGCCCGGCCAGCGCCGCAAGCTGATCGACAAGCTGATGCGCGCCGCCCGCCGCGCCAACGCCCAGCGCATCACCGCCAATGTCGAACCGGATGGGACAAAGATGACCCCGCGCAAGAAGCGCAAGGGGAAACGCGGCAAGATGTTCCGCCGCATCGGCAAGCAATCCAGCCTGAAAATCCGCATCTCCCCCGACGAAGGCGAGCTGCGCTTCGCCAATCCCCTGATCGAAAGCACCGCCGCCGCCCATCAATACGGCCTGACCGACTTCGTAGGCCGCACCCGCGACGGCCGCATGATCCGCACCAAATACGAAGCGCGGAGGATCTTGGGGTTTGGGAAGGAACAGGATGAGCTGCTGGACGAGGTGCTGCGGCAACTTGGTGGCGACTGATTTCACCCGCTCCCGAGCCGACGCAATCTGCCATTATTTCAGTCTCGTGATCTAGCTACACTGGCATATCATCACTGCCTTGACGCAACCATAATTCCGTTGAAGTACTGTCGAACTAGGGAGGCACGAAATCAGTGATCTATCAGAATGGGGACATTAGCGTCGACGAGGCATTCGCGAGATTCGGCAGTAAGACCTACGCAATCAACAAAATCAACTCAACGGAAGTTAGGGAACGGATCGTACCCGGCGCACGCGGCTACTATTTATGGTTCCCAATCGCTGCGTTCCTGACGCTCCCTGTTCTCGTCGGATTATTCTCGTCAGGTAACCAAGAGGGGGCAACGGGCGGCCTGATTATAATAGGCCTTCCCTTGGCACTCTTTTGGTGGCTCGCGATCAGATCGTACAGGAGGCGAGCCGCGAAATACAGCTATGAACTTTACCTGACAATGTCGAGCCGCGACCAACAGGCTCTGGTTTCGCCGGACCGCGTTGAGGTAGAGAAACTACGGGCTGCTATCGAAACAGCTATGGCAGCAAGCCGTTAGACATGCGGCCGGGACCCTAACCGCTGCCGCTGCATTACCGCGCCTCCGATGGTCAACCCGGCAACGAATAGCCGGGATCGAACAACTCAAAAATTCGGCCCCATCGATTGGTCGATGATGGTGCAGCTAGGGTTCGGCAAGAGTCTTAAATCACAAATAAAGTGTAGATCGAGATCAATTGTGTCTGCGTTAGCCGGAAGGGGTAAATACCGATGTCGCAAGCACTAGCACTGAATGAGATAAAACGTTTCCTTTCCAAACCAGATCCTGAGGTGCTCAGCATCAGCGGCCGGTGGGGTGTCGGAAAAACGCACGCTTGGGATACCGTCTTGAAATCTATGCGGACCGACACGGCACTTCGGCACTACGCCTATGTTTCTGTTTTCGGAGTGCGGAGCCTTGACGATCTCAAGACTGCCATCGTCCAATCCACGGTCAGCCTAGATGGCAACGAGCTCGAACCCAGCGTGGATTCGTTTGTGGAACACCTTTCCAGTATTGAGGGCGCGCGCAAGTTGCTTGGCGCAGGCACGCGCAAGTCCCTCGGCTTTCTGAGCAAGAATGCATCGAACCTACCCTATGTAGGAAAACTTGGAGGCCTCCTCGCCCCAGGAGCCTCGCTCCTTATCCGCAACCAGATCATCTGCATCGACGATATCGAGCGCGCCGGACAGGGGCTAGATGTCGCGGACATTCTCGGGCTCATCTCATCGTTTAGAGAACGAAAAGGCTGCAAGGTGGTCATGCTTCTCAGCGAGGACGACCTTGGTGATCAGGCGCAAAAGTTCCGGGAATATCTCGAGAAGGTGGTGGATCAAGCAATCAGGTTCGAACCTACGCCACAAGAGTCTGCTGCAGCAGCACTGAATGTCGACGACAATCTCAGCGCAATTCTCAAAGAGAGAATAATCACGCTAGGTATCACGAACATACGTGTTATCAGGCGTATACGTCGTTTCCTGTCTTACATTGAGCCTCAGCTCGCCGGCTTACATGACAAAGTAGTTGACACCGTCGTCAGGTCGATCACCCTGTTGGGCTGGTGCGTATTCGAACCGCAGCTAGCTCCTAACATTGATAGAGTCCGCTCATACAATCAGTTCTCAGGGCTCTTCGGTGAAGACAGACGTAGCATTGAAGAAAAGAAGACAGACTTAGTCATTCGCGATTATGGCTTTGACCAATTTGGCGATCTCGATAGTCTTATTCTCAAGGGGCTCAAAGCCGGCGCGTTTGACACTCCCGCGCTGCAAGACCTTCTCCAGGCCCTCGACGCCACGATGCGCAACGAAGACGTCCGAGCCGCAATCGGGCGTCCTTGGATGATATTTTACGATAGCCTTAACGACAACGTTGATGAGTTCACTATCTCTCTGGTTCAAGTGATCGAGCAACACCCAAAGGACATCTCACCGGGCGATGTTTCCAAGGCGCTCGAATTTTTGCGCGAGCTTGGCCAAGCAGAAAAAGCGGACGAGTTAGTAAAGGTTTACATCGACGCGCAAGCCGACAAGCCACGTGAGTTTTTTGCCGCTCGGCACGATCAATTCTCGGCCCCGATTGATGCCCAAATCTCCCGAGCATTTGACAATCGCCTAAAGGAAATGCCGCTTACGCACGATCCTGCGGAAATTCTCATCAAGATCGGAAACACCAAAAGCTGGGATCCGGCCCAGATTGATTTTTTGGCGTCTGTTCCGGATGCTGGATATTCCGCGATGTTAAAGCGTCTGAAAGGCGCAGACCTGCATTCAGCGATATCGACCGCTCTAATGTTCGACAATTTTGTTGACGTTGGAGAGAGCGAGCGTGAAGTCGCGAGGCGCATGAGGCAAGCCGTCCAGCTAGCCGCAGACGAGAGCACCCTGAATCGCATGCGCCTCCAACCATACCTCCGGCCCGCACCGGCTGCTCCCATAGAAGGTAAGGCGACTTAGCTAGCCTCCAGGCGACCAACGTCGAGCGCGACCGAATTCACTGAGCTTTCAGATTGCGAAATTTCCTAGGACCTTGCAGTCACAATTAGGGCGCTCCGCGATTTCTGCCGCCATGCGTGAATCCAGCGCGAGCAGGATCGGTTCCGAGCGCGTCCGCGCAAACATGCGACATTCATCCGCCACCAACGGAAAATCCTCCGCCGTCAGAATAGGTTTCGGGCCCCTGGCCATGCAAATCTGCCCCTGAAATTCCAGATGCCCCGCTGCCTCAACCGAACCGCGCGCGCAAGTAAGGGCTCTGGCCCCCAAATCCCACCCCTCGTTGCCCGCTCGCCAACGAGGCATTGGCATAGCCACGCCGCGCGCGGGTGCGCATCGGATGCTGCATGCTTTCCGGCAGCACCACGACCAGCAGCGCCATCGATCTGTCACGCCTGCCCCCGCCGGACGTGATCGAAACGCTCGATTTCGAGAGCATCCTTGCCGCGATGCTCGCCGATCTGCAGACGCGCTGGAGTGATTTCGACGCTCTGACCGAGAGCGATCCCGCGATGAAGATCCTGCAGGTCGCCGCCTACCGCGAGCTGTTGCTGCGCCAGCGCGTGAACGAAGCCTGCCGCGCCGTGATGCTGGCCTATGCCGGCGGCGGCGATCTCGACCAGCTGGCCGCCCTGGTGGGCGTGCAACGGCTCGAGATTACTCCGGCCGATGAGCAGGCCGGCACCCCTGCCGTGATGGAAGCGGATGACGATCTGCGCGAACGCGTGGTGCTGGCGCCCGACAGTTTCTCGGTTGCCGGGCCAACCCTCGCCTATGTTTTCCACGCCCGCTCCGCCCATCCCGATGTGCTGGACGCCACGGTCCAGAGCCCCGAGCCGGGCGAAGTTGTGGTCACAATCCTCTCGCGCCAAGACACGGGCGAGCCGGAGCCCGAAGTGATCGACGCGGTCGAGAACCGGGTCAATTCCCGCTCGGTCCGCCCGCTCACCGATCTGGTCAGCGTGCTGCCTGCCACCATCGTCGAATTCCTGATCAAGGCGCGGATCTACCTGTTTGATGGGCCGGACCCGACGGTGGTGATCGAGGCTGCCCAGGCGAGCGCCCAGGCCTATGTCGCCCGCTCCCGCAAATTGGGGCGGGACATCAACCTTTCCGCCATTTCCGCCGCTCTGTTCGTCGAAGGGGTGCAACGCGTCGAGCTGGTCAGCCCCGTAGCCGATCTGGTGATGGGCATGTCCGAGGCAGGACACTGCACCGGCATCGAGCTGGAGTTCGCCGGCAATGCCGACTGAGCAGCATTTGCTTCCCCCAAACGCCACGCCTTTTGAGCGCGCAGCATCGCTTACCACGGCGCGCATCTGGCAGGTGCCTGTCCCGACGCGCGATCTGCTGAACCCCCAACTCTGCCCGTGGTATCTTCTACCCTATCTCGCCTGGGCGCTCTCGATCGACCGCTGGAAGTCTGACTGGAGCGAGGCGCAGAAGCGCACCGAAGTTGCCCGCGCGATCGAGCTGCAACGCCTGAAGGGCACGCCCGCCTCGGTCGAGCAGGTGCTGGCCAGCTTCGATCCGCTGATCCAGCTGATCGAATGGTTCGATATGGAGCCGCGCGGCGAGCCCCACACTTTCCGGGTAGTGATCCCGCTGGATGGCTCGCCCGTGCCACGCTCGACCGCGCCCTTCGCGCAGGAGATTGTCCGCGACATTTACCGGATCAAGCCAGCCCGTTCCCACTTCGAACTGGTGCTGCAGCTGGCGGTGGATGCCGCGCTGGTGCTGACCGGCGGCGCCTGGGCCATGAGCTACGCCCGCGCCGAAGCCACCGCCACCCTGCCCGCCACCGATGATGTGGCGCTCACCGAAGATGGCCACGCCCTGATCGCCGAAGATGGCGAACTGCTGGAGTTCGATTGATGGAAGCCCTGCCCCTGAAGATCACATCCGCGGGCATGGCCGCGATCGTCAGCGCGGAAGAAGGCGGGCTGGACGCCATCACCATTGCCGAAGTGGGTATCACCAACACTCCCTTCGATGTCGAAACCGCGCTGGCCCTGCCGGATGAGATCAAGCGGCTTGCCATGGTGTCGGGCGCGGCGGTGGATGCCAACACTGTCCACCTGACGGCGCGCGATTCCTCGGCCGACGAATATGAATTCTCCGGCTTCGGCATCTACCTGGCCGATGGCACCCTGTTCGGGCTTTACAGCCAGGACGAAGCGATCCTTGGCAAATCGCCGGTA